CGCATTGATGAGATATGGTCTTATGTGGGTGATATATCGAGAGATGTGTCGGACATTGACCCGGAAACAATGAAATTTGATCTTATAAAAGACCCTGCGAAAAAAGCAAATATGATAGTCGGTCTTAAAAAAGAAAAAGTAGTATCTGACAGGCGCGTGGCAGAGGCGCAATATGAAGTCTTGTTTAAGGACAGGCGCAATTATGAAGCGGCGGAAGAATCGCTGCCGGAACTTAAAAGGGACATGGACACAGCCGAAGCGGATATGCTTAAAAAGCGCGAACTAAGAGACCGATGCAAAAAATATTTTGATGAACTTGAAAAGAATGACGCAGATACCAGCGCCGCAAAGCGGGCGTTAGACAGCGCAAAATGGGATTTGGAAAGAGCGACATCGTATTACAGAAGCGAAAAAAAAGCGTGGAAGGAAGCGCAAGACGATGCGGACTTATACCTTAACAAATTCAAAAAACTGGGCATTAAACCTACACAGGTAGATCAAAAACTTAAAGAAATAAGCGCGACCATATTCAGCCTTAAAAATGAAGAGGAAGCTATTGCAAACAGCTATAAAGTGGAATTGGAGAAAGCCAAAAAAGAACTTGCGGCGCAGAAGGAAAAATTACCGCCGCTTGAAAAATTAATTGATGAAAATGTTCAGTCAATTCTTGGCGATCTCAAGCCCATGAGCATTGTCAAGGAAGAAATAAAAGCGGAGCGGGTAGCTAAAAAAGCAGCCGAAGCCGCCGCGCTTAAAAAAGCGTTAAGCAGCGGCAAAAAACTTATTGTTGTGATTAAGCGATAAGGGGTATGAGCATGAAAGTAGTAATGAAAAAAACGAATAAAAAACTTGAATATTTCCGAAAATTATTGCTTGATCACCTCGATACTCTTGACGGCGGCGAAGCCGTAAATAAGGCTATGAACAAAGGCGCCGCGATGCCCGTAGGCACTGTCCGAGATTGGAAGGGGCAGAAATACATAAAAATTAGCAAGGATAAATGGGCGCGTAAATATGATGAGCATACCAGAGGCGCGAAAATGGCGTTATCCGCGCTAAAAAGAAAAATTGCCGCCGCCAAGAATGAACGCGAAATAATGCGGATTGTGCTTCTAAACCACGACAGGTTTTCGGACAAATACGGAAACCCATTGCCGTTTGTTCAGGAATTGCATGATTATATCGAGGGGCAAAAAGCGGTAAAGGAGAAAGCAAAGAAAAAAAAGATTTCAAAAACAACGAAGCCGAAACAAAAAAAACAAACTGAAAAAATAAAGAAGAAAGAACCGATTGGTATAATAGGGGGACACAAGGACGTTAAAATAGTGGGGACTAATTTTGATGCCGCAAGTGAAGCCATAGACATTGCTTCAAATTATGATAAAAAAGGTCTGTCAAGAGATGACGCAATTAAACAAATAATCGGTTTAGGTTTCTCTGAAAAAGAAGCTATTGGAGTTGTTGAATATCACCATGATTATATGAACAAGGTAAAAGAGAGACAAAAAAAAGAATCTGAAAGCATTAAACCAGATGAAAATAAAAACAAGGGATATGATAGAACATACAAAAACGGATATTTTGGTGGCAGTAAAGAGGCAGAAGATTTACTTAACGAAATTGACAAATACGAGCTTGATCTCCGATCTAGAGAAAAAGAGCTTGAAAGGTTAAATAATAGAATTGCAAGCGGAGGGATAGGAAAGCAAGTATTAGAATGGCTACAGGAAGATATAGAACATACAAAAGAGTTTAATGAAAGAACAAGAAGAGATATAGCCGCTGCGGAAGCCAAGCTGAAAGAAATACAGGAAAAGCCAAATAACCCCGCCATCAGCGGTGTAGAATTAGTGGACGATAAAGGCAACGTAAACCCCGAACTTAAAGGAAAAACACCTGATGATTTATTCAAGGAGATTCAGAAAAAATACCAATCCGCTAAAGTTATAGAAGGCGACAATGATGAAATTCAAGTCGGCAAAGAAACATTGCCCGGTAAGTGGAAACTGGTAGAGGCTGATACCCCTACTGCTTCACATGATGAAACAACATTTCAAAAAACGCCCGGATTCCCGACCAATGCGGACGGGACTTCAATTAATGACCGCGATTATGAGCATTTTGAAGCGAATAAGGAAGCGGTATTAAATATTGCCAATGATTTTGACGGCAGGGCGCTAAAATTCGACAGCCCTATAGTTGTTACGACAGACGGCGTTGTAATATCCGGCAATAACCGCACTATGAGCAGCAAGATTGCCGCAAAAAAAGGCACGGATAAAAAATACATCGAGGCGTTAAAAAAGCGGGCTAAAAAATTCGGGTTTACAGAGGCGGAAGTCGGCGAATTCAAAAACCCAAGAGTGGTATTTGAAGTAGAGCAAAAAGGCGGTTATTCAACATCGCAATTTGCAAAGTTTAACCAATCCGGCAAAAAAGAAATGGGGCCAACCGAGAAAGCGATCAAAGTGTCAAAAATAATTAAGCCCGAAACAATAGAAACGGTAGCGGAAAAAATTAATGAATTCGACACTATAGGCGAATTATATCAAGACGTGGGCGCGTCAAGGCAAATATATGAATTATTCAAGAACGCGGGGCTTATAGGCGAAAATGAAGCCGGAAGGTATTTTGAGAACGGCTCATTGACAAATGACGGCAAGGCATTTATTGAAACCGCGTTATTAGGCACAGTTATTACTGAAAGCAATCTGCGCGGGTTTAACCGCCCCGGGTGCAAAAGCATAAGAGCAACTTTATTGAAAGCCCTTATTCCCCTTGTTGAAAACAAGGGTTTAAGCGGCTATTCCATAAACAAAGAATTGAACGAAGCCGTAGATATTGCAATGCAAGTGGCAATAAATAAAGACAAATTCAGAAACATAGAAGAATTTGCGCAACAGGACACTATGTTTGAATCTTTCGATCCTGTCGCTGTTGAATTGGCAAAAAAATTAGAGGGTACTCAAAAAGAATTTGCCGAGTTTATGCAGACAATGAACGGCGGGTTAAAAGTAGCCGCAAACGGCGAAGCCGACATATTTTTAGGCGGAGTAGAAACCAGAGATGACATACTAAGCCGCATATTAAAAGTGGGTTTAATAAAAAAGTCCGTTGACAGGGTTTTCAGGCTGTTGAATATAAGAAAATCCCTTACTTATTCGGGACACCCATTGCAGGGCAGAACCAAAGTGCAAGGTATGTATATTTCCATCGAAAACAAAAAAGGCAGTACAAGGAAGGGCGTAGACAAAGACGGGCATAATTGGAAGTGTAAAATGCACCATGATTACGGATATATACGCGGAACTGTAGGGGTAGACAAAGATCATCTTAACGCTTATGTAGGCGATAACCCCGAATCGGAAACGGTTTATATAGTAAATCAAAACGATCCAGTTACGGGAAAATTTGACGAACAAAAAGTAATGCTGGGGTTTGAATCAATAGGGGAAGCGAAAAAAGCATACATGAAGCAGTATGACCGACCCGGATTTTTCGGTGGCATAATATCAATGAGTATAGACGACTTCAAAGAGGAAGCCTTTAACATTAAGAATAAGGGCAAGCCGATTATGGTAAAATCCGCCGATAAACTTGAATATTTCCGCAAGTTCATACTTGATCATCTTGACGGCATGGAAGAAAAAGACGGCGTTATGCAAAAAGCAAGAGGCTTTCCAGTCGGCACTACAAGGGAATGGGGCGGGCAAAAATATAAAAAGACAGCCCCTAATAAATGGATGCCTATATATGACAGCCATACCAGAGGCGCGAAAGCGGCTGTATCAGCCATAAAACGTAAAATAGATCAGGCGAAAGATTTTACCGCCATGTTGGATATAGTAACTGAACATAGGGAGAGGTTTTCAGATGAAAAAGGCAATCCGCTTCCGTTTGTTCAGGAATTGCACAGTTACGCAATAGCCAGAGGTCAAGAGATGTGGAATAAAGAACATCCCATGAAGGTAAACCCAGAAGATATTGTAGAGGGCAGCATTGTAACGTATCCGAGCCGATCAGGGAAAGGAGGGTATGAAAAAGGAAAAGTGCTTGCGGTATATGACCGTGGGGAAGTGCGGACAGACACGGACGGCGTAATAAGCGATACGGAAATAGTAGAGGTTGATAACACAACAAAATATGAGTGGAATGGCAGCAGTTATGTAAAAGCGGACGAAAAACCGAAAGAAGGGAAACAAGCGTTAAATGGCGGTAATAACAACGGCGGCGGAGATAATGGAGGCGAAGGGTTTAAGGGCAGCGTAGCGACAGGGGATACTGTAACTGGAAAAGACGCGGATACCGGGGAATCAGTAATTGGTAAAGTTACCCTAAAAGGCAAAGAAGGCGTAATGATAAAAACCAAAAACGGGGAATCTAAAATAATCCGCTGGGAAGGTCTTGAAGTAAAAAAGCGCATAAACGAAAATGACGCAATCAGAAATCTGTACGATGAAGAAGGAATAACCGGAGATTGGAGGTATGGAGACAGCGGATTACAACCTGAATCCTGCGATAATATCGGCAGTTTATTGGAAGCGGCGGAGAAAGACAGGGAAAATCTTAACAAGGTAACTGCGAAATATGCCGAGATTTTTCACGATCTTTCGCCAATATTAATTAAGCGCCCGAAGTTGAAGGGAATAAAACGCATAAAAGAAAAATTAAGGGCAGACGAGGAAGCCGCAAGAAAAAAAGACCCCGAATACAAAGAACATAAAAAAGGTGAATTATACGATGAAGAAACAAATACATATCATTGCCGGACAATAAGGGACACAGATGGGCATACTCTTACTCTAAAGAATGTCGCCGATGTGGGAAAACTGCTTCATGAATTTAACACAGAGAAAACGGTAATCAGAATAAAAAATAATTTTGCTAAACCGTCAAAACTGGGGTACAGCGATATAAATATGAATATCCGGCTTCCCAATGGGACTATTGCCGAGATACAGCTTAATACAACGGCTAATCTTGTTGCAAAAGAGAGATACGGACATTCCATGTTTGAAGTATGGCGGACTTTAGACGGCATAGGCGGCAATGTTGCAGAAAGACATAGCAAACTGTTAAAATTAATGGAAGATGGGCAAAAAGCGTTGTATGGAAAATCCAATGAATATTCAAAAGACGGAACATTCAGATTAAGCGATGCCGTACAAAAGGAAATAGACAACGGCAACGAGACGGCGTTTTTTACGGAAGAAAATCCCGAATATGCCAAAATAGTAAAGCCCTTCGTAGAGAAGGCTATGCCGTTATTTGAGGAAGCGGTTAAAGAGGGATTATTCCCTGATACTGACGAAGGGAAGGAAAATGAAACAATCGGACATTTTAAGGATTTGGCGCGGAGATTAAAAATTGCTTGACTTATTTGAATAAATGCCTATAATTTAGGAAAGAGGGCTTATCATGAAATGGCAAGATTTGGAATTATATGAACGCACTCCTGATGATTATTACGGAAAAGACAAGGAGGGGAATGAATACGGTATTTTTGCCAGCGGAAACATTCAACCTGTAGAAAAGGGGACTATTAAACCGCACTGGAATTATGCTACAATAAAAGAAGTAGAAAGCTACATTCAAGTACAGAAAATGAGAAATGCAAACAAGAATTAGTAAATAATAAAACAGGGTAAACCCTGTAATACAATTTAGCCCTGCGCCGATGTGCGCAGGGAGGGCGCTTAAAAAAAGGCCAGATTCCCTTCGGGGTGTCTGGTCTTTTTTTATTTGCGCTGCGCGAGGCGGGAATGGAAAGAGCGGACAGCGATCTTATTTTTCTCCAATTAAATCTAGGCAAAGCCCTTGATAAAGACCCTGACGGCAATGTCTTTTTTACAGCCGAAGCCTCAAATGAAAATCTTGATTTTCAAGAACAAAAAGTATTGCAAGACGCTTTATTGAAAGCGAAGAATTATTTTTTAAGAAACGGCGTTATAAGCAAAGACCACAAACACCGCACATTCAAGCCAAACGGCTCATTCGATATAAATGAAGAATTTGTTATCGGAGAACCTGTAGATGTTTACACAAACGGAACATCGACAATAGTAAAAGGCAAATTATATTCAAAAAATAAATACGCGCAGAAATTCATTGAATTATTTGATCAAGGCTCTACGCGAATTAAAGCCAGTGTCGGGGGGCTTTTGCCTAAAATAAAAAACACCATTGAGAACGGGAAAAAAGTAGGGGAGGTAATATCCGTGTTATGGGATGATCTTGCCTTAACAATTACACCTGTTAATCCTACGGTAGAACCAGCGTATTCAATGGCAAAATCCCTGTCAAGCATAGAGTTTGTAAAAGCTCTTACCGCTGGTTGCGGAACGGATTCCGCAACATTTACCGGGGGAAGAGCGTTGCAAAAGGAGGACGTGCAAGATGAAAAAATAGTAGACGTGAATGACGAGGCGATAAAATCGCTTGTTAACGCCATAGCCAATGGCGAAATTGACGGCGATTCTGACGCTGAATCATTTCTTATTGAACAGGGCGTTTCAAAACCAGACGCTTGCGACATTGTCAAAGCGGTCTGTAACAAAGCAATAAATTTCAATTAATTTACGGAGGTAAATTCTATGGCTGAAAAAGAAGAAACCGCATGGGAAAAAATCAAAAAAAGTTTAATGATGAAATCCCAGAGCAAGCCAGAAGAGGATGATCCTGACCCTGACGAGTCAGACGATCCCGACAAAGAAGATGACGGCGATGAATACGAGGACGCAGGCCCCGTACTCAAGGCTCTTAACGACAAGATAAGCAATCTTGAGAACACCATTGAAGTCATGGCGAAAGCCACAGCCGCAATTCTTGACAAATTCGAGAAAACCGAAACAATGCAGAAATCAATCGGTGAGGGCATTGTAGCAATCATGGACAGGACGGAGGAAGTGCTTGCTTCGCCACAGCCGAGAAAAGGCGCAGTTTCGGGAATAGATGCGCTAAAGAAATCTATGGGCAGCGGCGGCGCACCTGTCGGCGGTCTCAAGCCGTTTACGCCTGAAAAAATGGACTTCATGAAGGACATTCTGATAAAGGCTGTCGAAGCAAAAGAGATCGATATAGTTACTTGTGGCAAGTGGGAAACGCACATGAATAAATCTATTGGTAAGGTGGCATATTCCTTCCCATTGGATTTTGTCGCGTTTGTTAAAGGCAAACTTGGCAACCAGGGCGTGTAAGGAGGAAAAACACAATGAAAGAAAACGATTTAAGCGAATTCTTTGAAGACGGCGTTGACGTTGGCAAGGGCAGCGAAGAAATGCTTATGAAGGCAATGTCAATCGGATACGGCACAAACGCCGCAGAATTCACGGGCGGTCGCGCTTTACAGAGCGAAGACTGCGAGACAACGCTGATTAACGTAATGCGTGAAGATCAGAGTGATTTCAAATTAATGAACACTTTGAAAAAAAACACCGTTAAGTCAACCGTAAGGCAGTACAACATAAGAACTGATGTCGGCGATGAGGATGTCGGGTTTGTGGGTGAAGGCGAAGTTACTCCTGATAACAGTCAGGAATTAAAACGCGTTACCCGCAATATGGCGTATATACAAAAGCGCGGCATGGTTACTGAACAGGCAATCGTAGCCGACACTTTTGAAGACGCTTTCGAGGCGGAAAAATTTGCCACGACATTATCCGTGTTAAAAACGGCGGAGAAATATGGCTTTCACGGCGATTCAAAGGTCGTTCCTAAACAATTTGACGGTCTTTTGGCGCAGATCAGGGATACGCCCTATGATAAGCGGAACGTTATTGATTATCGCGGCAAAACTATAGCCACCATCGGTGAAAGCATATTTACCGAGATGGCGGAGCAAATCGCTGATCAAGGCGGCGAAGTGAATAAAGTCTTTTATCCGCTGATATTAGGACAGGACTTGCAAAATATGGTTAAAGACAGGCTGCGGTTTACAACTACCGATAATGTCGGCGCTATAGTGATAAAGGAATATCCGACCCTGCACGGCTCAATGAAAATTGCGGGCGCGGACGCGGGGCCTGATAAACTTTTCAGACCGAAACACGTTGTTAAACCGTTAGGTGAAAAAGCGCCCAATAAACCTATTTCCGTAGCGGTAGCCGCAGCGCCGACAAGCGGATCGAAATTCGCCGGAACGGATGCCGGAAATACCACTTATCAGGTATTTGCGGTAGACGAATATGGCATATCGGAAGGGACAACTTCATCTCCTGTCGCGGTAGCTTCGGGCGATGGCGTACAGATAACAATTACCACTGCGGCTACAAAGCCCGGAACTGGTTTTATTATTTGCCGCTCGCTTCCCGGACAAACCAAGTGCATGGAAATGGTAAGAATAGCCCGCGATGAAATAAACGCGACCACCGTATACGTTGATCTTAACGCGGATTTACCGGGTACGGCTGAAATGCTATTCCTTACTGAAAAGAAAATGCAGCCTGTTGTTGAATTCTTCCAATTCTTGCCAATGCGCCTGTATAGAATGTACCCGCACAATACTTTGGTAACGCCGTTTATTATGGCGTTGTGGGGTACTCCCGCGTTGAAAGCGCCGCATTGGTGTGGTATTGCGAAAAACATCGCTTACAAAGGCGGTTTGTATGGCTAATCGCAAGGAAGACCGTGTAACCGATCCAGTAACGGACGCGGATAATACGCCGCAGAGCGATAATCCTGATCCAGCAGCGGACGCGGAAAAAAAGACGGAAGCGGAAACTCAACAGAAAGAAGCGCCGCCTTCGCCTGACAGCAGCGGAAACAAAGTACGCATTAAATGCGAATCCCTTAAAGGAAAATCCGTTGTTGTCGGCAAGGACACTGTTCAAGTAGACGCAGACGGTATTCTTGAAGTCGGAGAGGATCAAGCCAATCGGCTTTTGACTATCCCCGGGTACGAAAAAGCCTAATCGGATAAAGAAGGCGGTTTACAAACAGCCGCCTTCTTATTTTTACGGATTGAGAAATGTTAAGAGCATATTCAGTACAAACAAAAGTCCTCATTCATTTTCCAGATAAAATGATTAATTACCGTTTGGAGAGGAAAGAAGGGAAAAAGGATTCTGAATGGCTTGTGCTTACTGAAACTGGTTTTGTGCTTGATGGCGGTACGGCGGCTGTAAAAACGGTAAATGATATATTTCTTGACGAATATCCGCTTGACGGAATATGCCAGTACAGGGCGCGTGATATAACAAATACGAATGCGCCATGGGATTTTACTTTATGGCTTCGCCGTGGCGTTACAGACCCAGTTGGTTATACTTTTGGCAATTATCGAGCGCCGGAAGGCTCATGGGGTGAAATTATCACGCCGGATGATCTTCGGAACTCGTATTTGTGGGGCGTAGATTTTAGGGCAAGCAATGGCGCGTCATTCACAGATGATCAAATAAAATTTTATATAGACGCGGCTCTTAAAGAAGTAGAAAGACAATTAAATATTACGATTAAAAAAACGCGCATAGCGTCCGAGCCGCAACAGCGTGGATTGGAGAAAGGCAAGGATTATGACGAAGCGGAATCAGTTTATACATTCAAACGCGAGCGCATACAACGCAACGGCATGATAACGACAAGGAAACGCCCCGTAATATCATTGTCGCGCCTTGATCTCTTGAGTTATAAAAACACCATTTTGTCATTGCTTCGCACTAGCAGCCTTGATCGCACAAAGGGAATGATAAGGTTTTTGGGGTATTTACCCAAACAGAGCGATACAGGCAGAGCGGTTGAAGCGGCTATAAACCCATACGGGCCGGACACAATGAATCGCACATTGTCTTATGCCATTGATTATGTCGCTGGATTTGAATCGTCCGATGATGTGCCTGATGACTTGCGGCAGATTATTGGGAAAGTAGCGGCGTGTTCATTGTTAAATATTATCGGGCGCGGCCTTATGTCGGGGTTTTCAAGCAGCAGTTTGTCAATGGACGGCGTAAGCGAATCATTTAGCTCTACGCAGTCGGCGACATCGGCTTTCTACGGGGCAGATATAAAAGAGTACAAAGACGACATAGACAGGTATATTGCGGAAAACAAGATGAAATTTGGTCATATTACGCTAGGTTGTCTTTAAGGGGAAGGGAATGAGTAAGTTAGTTGATTTGACAGGACAAAAATTTGGAAGGCTCACAGTATTATATAGGATTAAAAATAATTATAATAATTGCCATGCCAAATGGCATTGTCAATGCAGTTGTGGGAAAGAGATTAATTTTAATAGCGATAAACTAAAGTCAGGGCATACAAAAAGTTGTGGCTGTTTGAAACTTGAATTTCAGAAAAATGGCGGTGCGAATAAAACACATGGTGTTTCTAAAACTCGCTTATATGCAATATGGGCGGGCATGATTACTCGATGCAGTAACCCAAACAGGGCGAAAGCCAAAAAAGATTATCAAGACAGAGGAATAACAGTATGCACTGAATGGCATAAGTTTGAGGCGTTTCAAGAATGGGCGCTTGCCAACGGTTATGCTGAAAAACTTAGCATTGAAAGAATAAACAACAATAAAGGCTATTCGCCTGATAATTGCAAATGGGCTGACGCTAAAACACAGGCTAACAACAGAACAACCTTTTGTAAATATTTCACTTTCAATGGCGAAACTCTTACCATTTCACAATGGGCTGATAAAATTGGCATTAAATACTCTACTTTATATCAAAGATTATTAAACGGCTGGGCTATCAATAAAGCCTTATATACTCCTGTAGAAACAAGGAGGGCTGCGTAATAATGAAAAAACTTATAATAAAGAGCAGTTTGGCGAAATCCATCACCGGAATAATGAATAAAGCAAGGGACGGATTAGTGCAAAAAGAGGTAGACGTACACGCCCGCAACGGAAAAATATTTAAGCGCAAAATGTGGGTAAGGGCGGGCGATCCTGTTGGAAGCGGAAAAAAGACCGAAGGCACTGCGGAATTAAATCTAGGCAAAAAATACTACGCTATTAGAAAAGAAATGAAAAGGGTAGAAGGCGAAATACGGAAACTTGAAACAGAAGGCGGGCATGAGAACGAATTAACAAAATTAAAAAAAGAAAAAAAAGATTTACAGTTTGCCGCTCTTGCGGAAATTAATAAAAAGGGAAGCAAGAAAAAGACAAAAACGAAAAAAAATGAATACAAAGGATTTGATATAAAAACAAAGCACCTCTACGACAAGCGGAGCGGGTCATATTATTATTTAGCGACTGCGTATGATTCTTCGGGTGAAGCGTTTTATCCACAAACAGGTCTTTATGAAGACGAAGCTATAAGAAATGTCCGTATTTTGATTGACAGTCGGGCAGAGAAAGATAAAAAAGACGAGAAAAAACATTTCTTTTTTAAGTGGGACGGAAGTTATACCACAGGGACAGCAGAGGAAGCTATAAAAATATACAAAGAAGTTGACAAAGACGGAGGGAAAATAAGAACGGCAACGACAATGATGGGTTTACTTTACGAAGAGGGTAAAGCAGATACCCCAGAATATGAAAAATGGGCAACGGCGGCTCGTGAGGCAGTAAAGGAAAGTTATGAACGAGATCACGGATTCAAAGTAACGCCAAACAATGAATGGAAAAATTGGAGTATAGGCAATGCGGATCGTCAACAAAAAAGCAATATTGACTGGAATAAGGTCAAGGAATTAGAAGCAGAAGGCAGGGAAAAGAGAAATGACAAAGCCCTAGTTAAATACTTGAAAGATTGCGGTGTTCCAAAAGAATTGGTTAATCAGGCATTTCTTTGGGCGTTTAGCAGCACCGGTGCGCCATCTGATTTTGCTGAAGGTATAAGAAGATATATTGAGAAATATGGGGCTTCTTATGGGTATGGCAAGGGAGAGACAAGTATGTCAAAGGCAAAAACTGCCATTCTTAAATCAATAGGAGCATTGTAAAGCATGGGTTACGGTTTAGGTAAGTACAGCCCAATAGTTTTATCTCAAAGCCGCGCTAATTTTGAAGCGATGATCGAGCGTCGTGGTCAATGGCTTCGCTGGCGCATTGCTAAAAAATGCCCTTGCGTAACCTCAAACAACCGCGCTGATATACATTGCCCGAAATGTGGCGGTTCCGGCGACATTTACGATTATCAGCGCGAATATGAAGACGTTTTAAGAACAGCCGCAAGAAATAATATAATTAGTTTTCCGGACAGTTATAACGATGCCTATATCATGGAAGTATACAATTCCAAAGGGAAACGGCTTGAATTTGAACGCTGCGATAATTTTGTGCAGATAACAAGCGCAGTAATGCCCGAAAATGAATTTATTGACGTAAGAATCCGTGTTCCAATAGTCAAAAAACTTGAAAGCGCGGTATTAAGCAACGTTGGCGGCGGATATTACAGAGTACCCGAAATATTGACCGCGCCGTCTCGGCTAGAGGGCGTACATCATAGAGTAGCTGGCGATGTCTTATCCGTGAAAGAATTAAAAGACGGAGACGAAAAAATTGTTAACGTGCTTGGGTACAGGCGGGACATGGTTTTTGCCGATTCAGCCGCCGACACATTGTATGCAAGCGGCATTGAGTATATCCTGCCATTCCGGTTTATTATTCTTTCTCAAAATTTATCTAAAGAAGATTTAAGGCTGCTTGATCTGCATAGCGGAAGCGCGATATGCACATATCCTTATGAATTTAATATATCCGCTGATGACGTATTAACCGTACTGTCCGGGTCAATGACGCATAAAATTGTAATTGACAAGCGCAGTAACGGCGCAGATGACACTATCCCGGAATTCTTTGTCTCTCAAGTTGACAGCATAGAAACAGCTACCGGCAATTATAAAGAAGGCGAAGATTTTAACCTTATTAGCACTAATAAAATACACTGGTTAAAGAATAAACCGGCAGACAGCCAAAAAATGGCGATTACATACCGTTATTTTCCCACATACAGGGTTGTAAAAGAAATTCCCCTGCTTCGCACAAGCGAAGATCAGCGTATGCCGCGCAAAGTAACGCTGAAACTGTTTTCCGCTTTCAGCGAGGCAAAGAAGGTAAACAGCAATGGTTAAAATGAAGATCGCCGCTGATAATTCAATGCTCGCGGAACTCCAATATCATTTAGCCAAATTGGGGCAGGGAAGTATGCCCGCGACTGCTGGCGCAATGTCTACTGGGGCAAAGATGATTCGGCAGAGGTGGGTAGATTTTGCTAATGGCGGCCCGTTAAAAGGAGTAACAGAGCCATTAAAAAACCCTACGGGCGGTTATGCGCGGAGTATTCGCACACAGCAATTAGGCAAATTTTCGCATGAGATATACAGCGAGGCGCAAATAGCGGACTGGATTGAAAACGGCACGGAAGATTTAGATATGAAGACCACTCACCCATTCGGCCCCAGATCAAGGGTATCTGAAAAAACAGGTTATCCCTATTTAATTGTTCCCTTCCGCTGGGGTACGCCGAAAGCGATAGGGTTTAGAAATATAATGCCTATCAATGTTTATAACATTGTAAAAAGGTTTAAGAAAATGGAAACCATTGTTAGCGCAGATTCGCCGAGTGCGACAAAAACGCTTAACGCCAGAGGCGATATGGTAGGAAGGGCGGAATATAACAGGGGTTATGGGCGATTAAAAGGAATGGATTTTGCCGGAACCATTGAACAGAAATTGAGAATGAGCGGCATGGTTAGATCGACTGACAGTACGGGAAAAAACAGATCGGGCGGTTATTTTACTTTCCGAATTATCTCCGCCGCGCCCGGAACTAAGGGCTGGGAAAGAAAAGGTATGCCGCCGCGCCATGTAACAAATGCGGTAGTGGCAGAGACGCAACCAGCAATAGAAGCAATGGTAGAAAATTCAATCAGAGAGGATTTAGGGTTATGATATTTTTCTTAAATCGCGGATTAATACTTGAACATGAGGTAGTAGAAGCCCTTAAAAAATATTTTGATATTTTGGGAATCCCTGATTATTATAAAAATTTTACTATAAATATCACCAATGAACACCCATTCGCAAAAATGTATTTATCAGAATCGCCTGAAAAAGATGCGATAAGCCTGTTTCCCGTTGTGGTTGTGGCAACCGAGAGCGACAACAAGCCTTCTGAATTATTACATCTTACTGACACGGTGGAAAGCGTATCAATAGAGCTGGAAGATTTATTGCCGTCAGGCGATGACAAAAAATCGGTTATTGAGAGGCGTTACGACATGATTACGCCGAAGGTAATTGAAAAATTACAAGCCGCTGTGAACGGAAGCAAAGACAAGCGCATACACGGAGTTACTCTTTTTATCCGCCGCAGCGAAACCGTATCTATAGAAATATGGGCGGAAAACCCGCAGTTGAAAAATGAGTTATACGAAACAATCAGGCTTTTTGTATGCGGATTTTTGAGAGAATATCTTGCCGCTTTATATAAACAGTATTTCCCGGAACTTGAGGACGGGGTAAGCCCGCTTACTATATTTGATTCATCTGTTAAAGGGCAGCGCAGCAACAACTATAATTTGGAATTCGGGATTGAATTGCACGGCGGTCAAATTACATTTGACGCTGATTACATTATCGAACAAACCGTAATCGACACGGATATAGTCGATACAAATAAAATTTTATGGGAGGTGATTAACCATGTCAAAGGATACAGCGAAACAACCGCCAGCCGGATCGCAACCGGACATTCCAAAGACAACGCCACAAAGTAAAAAACTGTTAACGGTAGAGCAGTATTTGAGAAGGGCAAAGCAGGATCAATCTATTGCAGACTTAGCCCGCTCATTACATAAAACAAAAGTAATGAATTTTGCGGATTGGGAAAAAGAATTAACCGCATTAATCAAAAAGAAAATTTGGTAACGGAGGTATACCATGGGAGTAGCATCAGCAATCTTTGAATCCGCAGGACAGCGGAGCGAACACGTTATACCGGGCGCGTATATAAGAAGCGCAGCGGTCGGCGGTGAGGGCGCAGGAGTATCTGCAAACAGGGGCGTTATTCTAGGGAAGTCAAGAGGCGGGCAACCAAATAAATTGTTCACATTTACTACACCGGAAGAGGCGAAACAAACCCTAGTTGACGGCGAATTATTAAAAGCCGTTGGTCTTGCATTTAACCCTTCTCCTGACTATACGCCGCAGGCAATTCTAGCAATGGTTGTTAATGGCAATAAACAGGGAGAAACTACTTTATCGGCAGGCGGTGTAGATGTCATTAAGCTGAAAACGGCAAGTTGGGGCGTTATTGCAAACAGCATCACGCGCCAGATAGTTGACGGAACAAAACCGGGAACAAAAAATGTATTGTTTACAATGGGAGAAATTGAAGATAAGATCGAGAATATCGGCAGAAAGTCAATTCAACTCCAGTATACCGGTACGTCTACAGTCGCACAATTAACCATTGATAATGTCGGACTGAATATTCATCTTGACAGCGGGGATATAAGTATATCCTTTGAAGATTGTCCGACAATAGAAAATGTAATTGCAAGGCTTGAAATGTCCGGTAATTTTGCGGCAATTCAGTTAGGCGAGGAATCAAATTTACCCGCCGAAGAGCTTGATCACGTAAGTAACTTGGATATTACAGCCGAAGTTGTATTGACAAGTAACTTTTACGCCCTGTTCCATGCGCTTGAAAATAGCCAGTGGATTGGTAAGGGCAATGTTATTAAAGTCGGCACGGCAAATATAATGCCGGATAATGACAGCGATCCTGTCTTCTTTACAGGTGCAGGCGCGGGAACGTACACCGTAGACGATTGGGCAAAAACGTTATCCGTATTGGAAACCGAAAATATACAGATAATATCGTCTCCGGTTACGGATCACGCGGCGCATACGCTTGTATCGAATCATATCAAGATAATGAGTAGAGTGCAAAACAGGAAGGAACGCACGGCAATGTTAGGCGGTACAATAGGCGAAACAGTAGACGAAGCCCTTGAATTTGCAAAAGGGCTTAATAATAAACTGGTGTCTTATTGTTTTCCGGCAATATCGGACAATAACCCAATTACCGGGAAAGCCGAGGATTTGCCAGCATCTTATTTTGCCTGTAAATGTCTTGGTATGGAATGTGCTGTTGCAGTCAATGAGCCGCTTACATGGAAAACTGTTTCAGTCTTAGGCTTCCTTAAAAAATTAACGGTGCCGGAAATGGAAAAACTTATTGTAGGCGGCGTGTTAGTCGGCGGGACTACAGATGACAACCGTTTGGCGGTAATACGCGCAATGACTACCTATCAGGGTAGGCAGTTGCAACTTTGTGAGAGGTCAATGGTGCGCGAAGATTTGTATATGAACCGCGATTTAAGAAACCAGTACAGCGTCAGCGTTGGGCGGCCGGGCAAAGGCAAGGGCAGCGCATCTACGGCAAGGCAAGTATTGATTGACGCGGCACGGAACTGG